AGATGAAGGTATAAAGTTATTGCAATCAGCCGATACTCTTATCGGACATAATATAACTGGCTTTGATATACCAGTTATAAATAAATTAAAGGGTATCAATTTATTTGATAGCTGTGAGGTTATAGATACCTTAGTATTATCTAGATTATTTAATCCTGTTAGAGAAGGAGGACATAGTTTAGAATCTTGGGGATATAGATTAAAGTATCATAAAGATAAACAGCCTGAAGATTTTACACAGTACACTGATACTATGTTAAAATATTGTACCAAAGATGTCAGGTTAAATAAATTATTATTTAATCATTTAAAATCTGAGGGTAAAGGATTCTCTAAAGAGTCTATTGTGTTAGAGCATGATACTAATAAAATCTTGGCTGATCAAAGAGCTAATGGATTTAAGTTCAATGAAAAAGAAGCAATACATTTACTAAGTTCTCTTAATAAACGCAAAAGAGAAATAGAAGAGGAGGTTCAAAAAACATTTAAACCTAAGTGGGTAGATGAGAAGTTAGTTACTCCCTCTTTAAAGAAGGACGGTAATCTTTCTAAGAAGGGTTTAACAGAGGAAGAATATAATGATCTATTAACTAAATCAAATGGTCTTTCTGAAAATGATTTTAAACCTTTTATGAGAAAGAAGTTGCAGCCGTTTAATCTTGGCTCAAGAAAACAAATAGGAGAATATCTACAAGACTTTGGATGGAAGCCAAAAAGATTTACCCCTACTGGACAGCCTATAGTAGATGAGGGGACTCTTAAAAAGATTCGACATATACATGAAGCCAATTTAATTGCAGAATTTTTATTGCTGCAAAAAAGAATTGCTCAGATACAATCATGGGTTGATGCTTTAGAAGATGATAATAGAGTTCATGGATTTGTCATAAGTACTGGAACTATAACAGGTAGAATGTCGCACAGGTATCCTAATATGGCACAAATACCTAGTATACATAGTCCTTATGGTGTAGAATGTAGGTCTTGTTGGACTACAGATCCGGGGTATAACTTATTAGGGATAGATGCTAGTCAACTAGAACTCAGGATGCTTGCTCATTATATGAATGACGAGGGATATATAAATGAAATTATTAATGGAGACATTCACACTACTAACCAAAAACTTGCTGGACTTAAATCAAGAGATCAGGCAAAAACTTTCATCTATGCCCTCATATACGGAGCAGGAGATTCAAAAATTGGAGGCATTGTTAAAGGAAGTAGAACCGAAGGTAGAAGGTTGCGAGAACGCTTTCTTAGTCGTAACCCATCATTTAAATCGCTTAAAAGAAGAGTTGATAGAGCTTCACAAAAAGGACACCTTAAAGGATTAGACGGTCGTAAGATTATGCTTAGACATCAACATGCTGCCCTTAATTCTTTATTACAAGGTGGCGGAGCTATTGTTATGAAACGAGGCTTAATTATATTAAATAATAAACTACATAAAATGGGTCTTGATTATAAGTTTGTTGCTAATATCCATGATGAATGGCAAATGGAAGTTAAAGAAGATCAGTCCCATATTGTAGGATCATTAGCAGTAGAATCAATTAGAGAAACAGCAGACTATTATGGTATGCGTTGTCCTTTAGATGCTGAATATAAAGTAGGAGGTAACTGGAGTGAAACACATTAGACACTGTACATATTGTGATATTGAATTAAAAGAGGGAGATAATTGGCTATCTAGCCAAGCTAGTCAGAAAAAGTATTGGTGTAATTCTTGTAAAAAAGAGCATAATAATAGCAGAA